CGTCGATCTTTACTCTTTGTCCTCTTGAGTAACTACCTCTCATGCGTACATCCTCTCGCATCCAATTCGTAGATCTTTATGCTTATTACCTATATCTTCGATTGCGTTCACTTTAAGATAAATGAATGCACCATCTCCAGTCCATAACTGAATACGAGTATTGTAACCAACATCACTACGATAACGCATACGAACTTCCCATTTCTCTTCACCAGATGCCTGAATGTATCCATCTTCAGTCTTCCGTTGAGAAAGATTGACAGCAGAAATCTTAACATTTCTCCCACCCGAAACCGTTTTATAGGAATACACCATTTCACCAGTGTCGGCAACGACTGTAAGAACATTCTGGATATCTGCCGCATTACGCATTATTCCCGCTCTCATATCTTTGCCGTCCCATAAGACGCAAGAATACTCCACACAGAACTGGGTACTTTATAAACTTGGAATGGAGAAGTTGATTCTCTATTCTCAAAGTGATGTGCGGCCAGTTCAAGGGCAGCAATCTCAATGTCATCAAGTATATTCTGTGAATCATAACCAGCGTCGAACTCAATACTAAACGGTACATTACGATTAGAAAACGACGAACGATTCATTACTCGAATCGTAGGATTCTGATTTGTCATATCAACAATGTAATCACCAGTTCTGCCTTGAGTAAGAACAGCACCAGTTTCTTGATTTGTCATTGTAATACCAGCAAGGTTTGTAACTGGTCCTACGGGAAAGACATATCCGTCGGGGGAACCAAGAAGGTCCCCCCGAACGGTACATTGTCTTAATAGTATTCCAGCCCTCTTCTCTATGTCCGATGTCGCAGCATACCAAGACCTACGCAGTTCACTATCAAAATCGTTAGTCGAAACACGGGTGTGTTCCCTTAAGGTAGTGATTGAATATGGTCTTACCTGAGATGTTAGAATCGTATACGACATAGAGTTTCCTTATTGACTATCAGGCCTTGATCTTGATACCAACTGAACGATATGGTGCTAACCAGCGACCATCTGATCGCAACTTACTGCGGAAGATAACCATACCTTCGGAACCCTTAGAGAATTCATCTCGTTGAGTTGTCATTGGTAGACGATCAAAGATACGATACGAGGATCTATCAATGAGAGTAACCGCAGCCGCAACAGTAGGACCAGCAGTTGCTTCTGCCAGAGTAGGTGCGTTAGTTGAGATGACAACGGGAATACCGAGGATGTTTCCTGATGGCATACCTTGGTATGAACTCATTGCCTGTGGCATGAGTTGGAATCTTTGGTTTCCGTCAACATCAGCACGAAGTACTGCTTCGACGGTAGGATGCATCAACCACGAGAACGATCCACCACGGTACTGAGCAGGAAGTCCTGAGTAGTATGCGGTCATAAGGTCTGCGAGGTCGATAACACCAGAAGCGGCGGTTTCGACAACATTCAACCCAGTAACAGCATCACTCTGACAGATCGCCTCTGGTCCGTTAGAAGTGCCTGCACCAGTAAAGGCATACTGCTTATCCCAGAACAAACCGTGTGCTTCGGCGTGAGCAGAAAGAATCTCTTGAATTACTGCGGGACGAGCGTCCTGTGCCAGTTCTTCAGAGACAAAGGATTCTGCGGCCGACTTGAACGCATAACTACGAACCTGTCCAAAGGTTACACCAATGGCATCGTATGTCGTATTCTCACCCGTAAAGTTAGTGATCGTTGGTCGATCGGCAACTTGAGCGATTTGAACATCGAAATCGTAGTTTCGGACATCGACACATTGTCGAACACCCGAGACACCATTCAATACGGTGATTAGTTCGCTCTGTAGATCGAGAGGAACTGCATAACCACCAGCGGTATCGGGGGTAGTGAGTTGATCACCAAGTGCCCGATTATCACCAGTAAGTACCCATTTGGCATACGCTTCGGTTGATGTCATTGAGGAATTAGAACGAGTGTTCTTATCACCGACACCGAACGAAGTTCTTGTAAGTCGTTTACTTGCAACTTCCCGAGCATTCTCGGTTCGTGCTTCAATTTCTAGTTTATCGAGGTCCGCCTCAATAACATCTACTCTTAAACATTGCTCATCAGTGAGCGATCCCTCGGTTTCGAGGATGCCTCGAAGTTCAACTTCGAGTGTTTTCTTGTCTGACATTTCATTTTCTCCAAAAGGTTTGAAATACTAATCCAACAGGGCATCGGGGTAAGCCCCCGCTGCGACCAACGATAATTCGATAAGGGTTGCTCGTTTTACATAACGAGTAGAAGGAGCGCCATTGCCTCGATGCTCCCAGACATCTTCGTCTACAATAAACCCAATACTTACTCCACCGATGTCTCCGCGATGAATCGCTTCCATTACATCTTTGCGAGATTCTGGTAATTTGGCATAGAAACGCAACCCATTTGATTCTTCTTCAAATTGTAGGGTCTTTGCTCCTGTTCTTGCGAGTGGTAACCCGCCAGAGTCGTGTTGAACATATAACGCAACATTCTCACTAATATTGAGTGAGTTAGGAGTAAATTCTTCTCTATATGGTCTTGCTCGGTCTCTTAAAACTACAGATTGTTTACCATAAGGGACTGCAATACCACTAATACTTCCGTCTTCTCTTACAAGATAACGGTTATCGTGAAGACGAAGTTCTATCTTTTCCATGACAATACCACGGGTTTCGCCAGTGTTTTCTACTCGTTGTTCAATCTTCTTCATTGGATTCTACCTTTTCTTCGTCATCTTGTTTGGTATCAGTTCCATTTACACCCTTTTCGGCGTAATTCTTACTCATTGTCATTTCATCGCCACCTTCAAGTGACTCCAACCCAAGAATTGCTCTTGCTTCGTTACTTGTGATGATTCCCGCATCTAATCCCATACGGAGGCTTTCCATCTCTTCGCGGAAGGTTCCCATCATCAGTGGAGTGGTATTGAATGTTAGTCTTTCACCATCTCCAAGTAATTTAGTATAGATTTCACTTGCGAAGATGTTCATATACATGGTAAGACAAGTTGAGATATAGGAACGCATCTGTGCGCCTGTGTTTTCTAGAGTAGAATACTCAAGATCAAACAGGAATGCGGGAGGTACTGAATACATTCGTGAGACTTCTGTAATAGAGAATCTACGCGACATAATCCAATCAGAGTCTTTCAGGGTCTGTCCCACTTGTGTGGCTCGCATACCGCCCTGAACAATTATAGGTTGAATCGCTCCGTCTTTACCACCGTGCTTAGAAGCGAAAGACTTCTGTAGTAAGTCTACCATATCTGACGAGATTGATTCTTCTGATTCTAATGCGATCTTACCAAGACCCGGCGTTCGATAGAGTTGAGCGCCTGCTTCTTCTTGAATGAGTGCGAGTTGTAACGATCGTGCGGAACGAACAATAGGTGATTCACCCCAAAACGGTCGTTGACCATTTAGATGAAAGTGAAGAATCTCTTCTCGTTTTACTGGGCCATAAGTGGCATGGCTGTATACGAAGGTTCCGTCGCCATTATCGATTTGTGTGATTGTAGTTGGTGGACAATAGATAAATTCTCGAACACCGTATGAATCAGAAGAAATTAATGCGAAACTGTTGCCCCACAAAAGAAGATCACGCATAATAGTGCGTCTAAAGTCATAAGAACATTGAAGACTATTAGGTCTCCATTTGAGTAGTTCACCAATAGGAGAGTCTATCTCTTTCCACTCGCCGTCTGTCATCTTTTCTACACTTAATTCCATGCGTCCGATATCATTACTGATAAGATTAATAGCACGACCAATAGGTGTGTAGGACTCAGCATTGAATATAGTAAGGTTCTCTGGCGCCATAAGCGAAGGAAACCACTGTGGTGAAACAGCACTACCAAATGTAGAACTGTTCTTCCATTTGAATAATCTTCTGATTTCTTTTCTTACTGCTCTAAACATAAAGTCTCCACTATGGTCTATTTATAATAATTGAAAAGTCTGGAATTAGATATTGATTTGATCTGCACTTTGATACGATGGTTTCTTCATTGCACCGTGTTCTATTGCTACAATGAGTGCCTGTAATGTGGCAATAACTGGATCAATTTGTCCACTACTTGTATTCTTACAAGGTCTTCTATCACCGTTGACACCCTCGATAAGTCCTACAGAGTTGATACAATGTCGTAGGCATGGGTCTCTTCTTATCTTAATCTGTTGTTCACGAATGAGTGTTTCCAGTGTAATGAGTGCTGGACCTAACATTGTGATAGTCTGGGGTATTCCTATGATTGGAATCTTTAGATCCTGTTCCCAGTTTTGGGTAACGAATTTGACGCCGCCTAAAGCATCAATACCTACTGACTCATCCTTTACCTTGAAGTTCTTCATAATGTATAGAAGATACTCACCAATAGAGTCATAGTCAATTGTCTTTGTATCAACTATATTTATGTTTGGTATCTTACGCCAATCCTCTATCTTCGCAGCATGTGATCTATACTTGGTTCTACGAGTAGGAACCCAGTGTTCACAGAAGAGATGTGGTATACCATCAGACCATACCATCACTGCGACAGAAGAGATATCCATTGACTTAGAGAGATCCACACCAATGAATGCGGGTTTACCAAAGAAGTCTTCAATGTTCAAGTCACACTCGACTTCATCCAGTATGGCATCTTCAATCCAACTGGTAGAGAGTTTACTAAAGCGGCAACAATGATATCGTTCCCAATCGGCAAGACGGCCAGTTGATTGATACCCTTCAAATGCTCTCTTGTAGTCTTGTAATGATATGATATGACCAAGTGATGGTGATGACTTAATCCAGCATGTCTCATCGGCTATGTCATCATCATCATCGATGTTTGCAAGGTATGAGAAGATTGTTCTTAGTTTGTCAAAGTTGTCTAAACAGTCTACGGCTACTCTTCGTTGTTGGTAGTAGATAGATTCAAGTCCACCATCTTCAACACCACCTGCTGTACTGATAGAGAATGACTGTGAGTCTCTTGACTTAGGCAATGCGGAGACTACCTTCTGAAAGATATCATCACGATATGTGTGACCTTCGTCAAGTGTATACCATCTCGCTCGCATACCATCCATTGACTTGAGTGCTGATGCGATTGCTTTGATACTACTACCGTTATCTGCAATACGCAGTTCAGA